CCCCTCCGTTCTACTTGATAGGCACACATATGAAAACTTTTGCCACCACCTCCGCTAGGATCACGACTGTGCGAAAGCACGGTTATCTTCCTAGCACCCGGACCGCTAGACGTCTCGTCTCTTGTATTCGAGTCGTCTTGCAGTGGACTGATGCGCAAGCATCTGTCGCTTCAGAGCTTCTTTGCTCTGGATTTCCGGAAGGTTCTTGGCTCAACGGAGAGTATGTCTACTCGTGCATAAAGGAAGAACAGCTTGCTGCTCGTTCCCAATGCCTCAGCGGAAGCGACTACTTCGCAATCAAGCAATTGCTTGCGTGGTGGTCGATTTCCGATGACTGCGAAGACGTGAACACTCGTGCTCGCGTCTACGTGATTGTAGACCTCAACTCCGGGTCCTCTCTGTGTGTCGTCTCAAGTAGAGACGTTGGTGCATCCGAGAGTCACAGTTGCGAAGCCTAGACTTAAGTGTCCAAGTTCGCTGTGACTTCCGTTTGCCCCATATGAGGGGATTCTCTGCGTATGCCAGTAGGCTTACGCGGCGGGGGAACTCGTTCCCCCTCCAAACCGGAGGGAAGACATCGTGAGATGCCCGCTCCGGCGGGCCTAGGATTAAACCTCCTAGGGCTTCTATTCGACCTACTCCTAAGCTGAGCACATGTACGCAGATCGCTTTCGATCGCGGGAAACACTCGGCATCTCGAAGGCCGTGAAGGTTCTTGAACTTTCACGTGTCTCGGGAGGCTGTGATCTCGCTAACCCCATTACTTGGCACCCGTATTACACGGGTACGGACTCTACGTTCCGGGCGTTCGTCGAGAATATCGATGACGTTACGGGCGATAGTCCCCGGCCCTCCCTTGGAGTGGCTGGCTACAAATTTCACCCTCTCACGCATGTGAAGGTGACGTTTGAAGGGGCGAATGGCGAAGGTGCGTACACGATTCGTGCGGTAAATCCTGACTGCTCGGGTCTCCCTGGGGAGTACAAGAGGCAGTACAGTCGCATCCCTTCGGGGTATGCTTCTGCGCATGCTTGGAGTACTCTCGCTATTCCCATGATTGGGAACAGGGTGAACCTTGGGCTGTTGCCTTTACCGAGTGCGCGGATCTCAGACCTGATGACCTTGGCAGAGACGTCCACTCTCAATGAGCGTGGACGCTTTGGTGAGTCTAACCTCTTCGAATCAATCGGGGAGGTTGATAAAACTCTGGGGATGTTGAAAGACATCTTCCAGAGGGCTCACCGTATTTACCATGACGCCTTCCTGGGGAAGCGCGGACTCTCACGAGTGCGCGCTCTCTCAGATGAGGCGGCTGGTCAATACCTTCTGACTCGGTACGGCTTTAAGCCGCTCCTTGCGGACATCGAGGCTGTGCTCTTAGGCCTGGAGAAACCCCTAGGCAGACGTCTGAAAACCACCAGACAGACGGAGAGTTGGAGCGACAAACAAACGAGTTCGCTTCCTCTACTGAACGTCGATGGTAATTGGAGCGTCGGTCGTACTCTGAATACCTCGGACGAATTGTCCGTTCGGAGTATGAGCCTGGACCATGTTGATCTAACGCTGATGAGAAATCTAGGCCTCGGGTACAAGGATTTAATCACTGTACCTTGGGAATTGAAATCTCACTCGTTCATCATGGACTGGTTTGCGAACATCGGGGATTTCCTCGGTGCGCTGGTACCAGATGTGGGTATCTCCAACATCGGCATGTGTTCGACAGTCCGGTGGGTTCGTAAAGATCAGGTGGTATTCTCCTCAATGGGAGTAGCACCTGGTCGGGTTGATATTGAGCTGCTTAGCGGCTCAGTACCTCCCCCGATCACCCGGACAATCGAGTATACACGCCGAACCGTGGGACGTTTTGTCCCCGGTCTGCGTTGGCAGTCGGACTTTAAGTTCGATAAGCTGACTCGCTCCCTTGACGCACTTGCACTTTTAAATGCAGCTGCCAAGAGAGTAACAAAAGCCAACCCTGGTCTGTCGCCTGCCAAAAGGCTGGCGGCCGACCGCCGACGGAACCCCTCGCAAAGGGGCCGTCGGGACGCGGCTGACTTCTTCAACCTAACGGACTAAATGTCCTTTTCACATGTCTCTGACGATCAACACCAAGACCTACACCGCTGACGCCTTCGGCAATAATGCCGTTGGCTACATCGGCCCTGCCAAGACCGCCTCTGTGCGCGACGATGTCGTGCTGAAGCGGTCCCAAGCGAAGCCGACGAAAGTGTTCAGTGGTGTAGCCCGTGCTCTTGCCAAGGCCACGCGGACCGTGACACTCACCGGCGCCCTCACTCCCAGTTGGGATATGATCGGCAACGTTGAGCTTCACGTGCCCGCCGGGACGGCGGATGCGGACGTGGATGCGATCTGCAACGACCTCGCAAGCTTTGTCGGCAGTGCCGACTTCAAGTCGTTCGTGAAGAAGCAGAAGATCAACTTCTGACCTCGCCATGAACCGCGACGTCGTATGGTTAGTGAGCTTTGCGCTCACTATTTTGGCCATTATCGTGGTTACACGATTGATGGCGCCCCAAATCAGATTGCAGGAGCTTCATCATGAACCCCCGCCAGTGGAAACGTCTTCGTCACGTTGACGCTTCGCTGAAGGAGAGGGCCCCGGTTATTCACCGGGAGCTCTTCCACGTGTTGGCATCGGAAGTAGCATTCCGTTATGCCGAGACTTTGCCTCCATATCCCAACAAGCTAACCAAGGAAAGCTTGTTGGAATGGTTGCCAAAGTTCGACATACCAGACCCGACAGAAGTAGGGTCTGTAGGGAAGTATTTCCTCTACGCTCAAGCCAAAGCTCTCGTCGCAAAGTACGACTACCCTGTTCCAGGCCTCGCGGCTTGGGCAGAGGAAAGTGCTTTTAAGAAGTTCTTAGCAACCGAGCAGAAATGCAAGGAAGTTAATAACTCCTTCAACGACGGTACGGTCAATTTATCTCACGATGAATTGCATCGTATGCGTGGTTTCATCGCGTATGTTTTACGCGATGTTCCGACGCACAAGGAACTTTCGTCCCTTGTGGGCTTTGGCCCCGGTGCGGCTCTTGGCATTCACGGACAAGCTACCTCCGCTTACAGGAAACTGTTAGCAGAGAGATGGTCGGTGTCACGAGCAGCGGTCGACTACGCGCGTGTGTTTGCACACACGCATCCACAGGTCCTTGAGTGTCTAGTAGACCCTCAGGAGTATCTGGTTTCAGATGACGCGTTCTATAGCGCGTTTTCTCGCCAGGTGGAGCTGGTTGACCACAACACAGTCCTATTCGTCCCCAAGACCACGCTTACGCGTCGGTCAATTGCCGTGGAACCCTTACTCAACAACTGGTTGCAAACTGCTGTCGATGGCGCGATGCGTCGTCGACTGGCAGCTTGTGGTAATGATCTAACCGATCAGAACCGTAACCAGCAAATGGCCTGGGAAGGCTCATTTGATGAAGAAGATGGGTTCTGTACCATCGACCTGTCGTCCGCTAGTGATAGCATATCGACAGAACTGGTACGCAAGATCCTTGACCCTGACTGGTTCTACCTTTTGGGTAGGCTCCGGTCTCAGAGCTTCTCCTATGATGGTGTGATCCACCGTTATGAGAAGTTCTGCTCGATGGGAAACGGATTCTGCTTCCCCTTGCAGACGCTGATATTTTTAGCCGCCTGCCACGCATCGAATGCGGGGCGGATCCTGGAAGATTTCCGGGCTTATGGCGACGATATCATTGTCCGCAAGTCAGTGTTCCCCGCTGTAAGCGACTTGCTCGGTCGCCTCGGCTTCAGTCTTAATGTGAAGAAAACCTTCTCAAAGGGACTGTTTAGGGAATCCTGTGGAGGGGATTACTGGCAAGGGGTAGATGTACGTCCAGCAGAGTTAGGGTCTCTATCCTCAGTGGTAGAGACCTTTACCTTCCATAATCAGCTGCAACGTTCAGATGTGTGCGAAATGTACACATCATCGATGCGAGATTATTTATTTAATCTCGTGCCGGAGGACGTTCGCTTCGTGGGTCCTTTGGGATTTGTCGCGACTTGGACACACCAGACGGGAAAACCCCGTTTGGCGGACTTCGAGTCACACAAACCTCGGGAAACACGATTTGGGGCCTTCGGCCTCAGCCCGAGTGATCCTCGATTCTTGACTTCCCCTCATACTACTCGTGCCTCGGAAGAGGCTCGTGCAGTGCAAGGGTGGTCTTGGAAAGAGATGATCGCTCGCCCGGTTCATCATGAAACCGACTATGGTAGAAACCACCGCGTCGCAAACGCGGCTCGTTTCTATGCTGCACTGTCAGGTTCATCACCTGACGGGTACAACTACCTACGTCGAAAGACGAGGATGGACGTGCGCAGTCAGACGCACGGGTAGGTAGGCTTCAGGCTTACCACCGCACGCGCTTAGGCGCAGTGCCTACGGCCTCTCACGAGGTGGTAGTTCGGTCTTAACGACCAGAGCGGGG